ATCGATCGCCTTATCTATCATCTCCTGACACTGACGTTCGGTGATGTAGTGATCAGGTTTGATTTCATCGAATCGATGTGACATTTAACGAACATCAAAGTCCAATTTTCTGACCTTACGTTTTCTCCTCTCTTCTTGAAAGGAAAGATCAGATTGTGATAGGTAACTTTTTGGTTTAGTTTCCTTCTGTGATTGTACCATAACGACCTTCGAAAGGTCAACGGCTGTCACTTTGTCCTCAATTACTGTCATCATGTTCGGACAACCACAACAGTGAGTGTGATGGTCACTTCTGATTTCCTTGTTACACTGTTTGCATCTTACGGTAATCATGGTACATGTGCGTAATTGAGACATGCAAGAAGAGGGGATTGAACCCCCGACCGCCTCGGTGTAAACGAGATGCTCTACCGCTGAGCTATTCTTGCGAGCTGGCCCACCAGGGCTCGAACCTGGGACAGGCTGATTAACAGTCAGCTGCTCTACCAACTGAGCTATAGGCCATTGGATTTTTTATTTAGAGTGCATCCAACCAGTTACAATGTACTTGGTTTGATTTTTTGGTGGATATCCGCGGTGAATAAAAGTCCAAGTTGCAGGAAAGATACAAATCCTTCCAGTCTTTGGTTGAACTTTAGTACCATCAATAAACTCAGTGTATCCATCTTCATCGATATCATTAAGATACCAAATATAAGTTAAACATCTTACACCTCTAGTAAGAACATATTCACCCATCATAGAGTCATGATGCCAAATATATCCTGCACCAGGACGTGTTCGTTGTATTTGGTAACCGGCATCACTCAAATCTCCGAGACCAGGATTATGAGTGTCTATCCACTTCGATTTCTTAAGATACAATCTGTTATGTTTAGCTAAAGAATCGTAAAAAACTTTATCTTCATCTTTCCAGTGAGGAAGATCTGAGATCATCAAATCAGTAGAATCTTTGATAGAAGTATCGACTCTACTTTCCTCTCTTCTACCCATAACACCAGGTGATTTATCATCATCTTTCTCAAATTTTTCAATAACATTCTTACAGAACTCTGGTTCCAGAGCACCGTCAGCAACGTATATAAAATCAGAAAAAGAATCAATCATTTACCTACACACTAAATTTCCCTTTCGGGAATGGAGAATAGGAGACTCGAACTCCTGACAGCCTGCTTGCAAAGCAGGTGCTCTACCAACTGAGCTAATTCCCCTGGAGCCTCTGACAGGATTTGAACCTGCGACCTGAGCTTTACAAAAGCCCTGCTCTACCACTGAGCTACGGAGGCATACATTACACTTATCCGAATGCTTGCTGTGGGGCAATTAAACCCAACATTCTGACAGTTTGTAATGGAGTAAGACACAATTTCCGTTGTGAATATCCCAAGG